TCATGCCTGCCTCCTTTTCAAAATTGTCAGAACCGGGCCGCGCGAGTCGGTTGCTGATACCATGTTCGCAGCTTCAATCAAATGCCCAAGCTCAGCGCCCGAGTAGTGACTTGTGATGCTGCCGTTCTTGTGGCCGAGCAGGGCCTTCCGATCTTCCTCCGTAACACCCGCAGCGCGCAGGCGACGACCAAAGGTATGCTTCAAGTCATGAATCCTTATCGACAGGTAACCTGGATGCGCCGGGCGAAGGTTTTTCTCCTGCCAGAGTTTCGCCGCGCGGACCCGAGCCTTCTTCCATGCTGTGTCGTTCATCCGATGCATTGCCGTGTCGTTGAAAGGGAACACCCAGTCCTTGTTTACGCCGCGCTGCTTCTCGATGATCGACCTCGCCACGCTGTTAAGCACCACCAGGCGCTCATCACCGTTTTTCACGCCTGACCGCGCGTGGCGGCCGCCGAAATCAGCCGGGATCAGAAACACGCTCGTTTCAAGCTCCGGTACCGAAATCTCCCAATCCCACCGCAATTTGCAGACCTCCTGCTCGCGACATCCTGTGTTCACTTTGAACAGGGCCATCGTCTGCAGATGTGCCGGCAACTCCCCGAAAAGTATCGACTGCTCCTCCCATGACATCGGGTAGGGCTTACGGCTCGATTTCTTCTCTTCCAGCTTCGTGAGCATCGGCACGCTATCCAGCCACGGCCTTCGCTCATCGTCTCGCCACTTCCTGGCACATAAAGACAACACCCGAACCACCCGCTCAATCGAGATGTTCACCGTCCTGTTGCTCACTCCTTTTTTGACTTTTCCTTCCGGCAGCTTCTTGGTCGCTAGCCTGTCCTTGATGAATGGCTCAAGAGCCTGATCATCAATATGAGTCAGCGGCATATCGCCAATGAATGGATCAAGTTGCGAAAGGTGATGAGCGGACAGTTTGAAGGACGGTTGATCCTTGATCTCCACCAGGAACTTCATCGCGGCATCGCGCCAGGTCTTCACCTGACGCACCCCGTAGACCTTCTGCTGCCGGATCTGCTCAAGCCGGTGTATCAGGTAGCGCTCCGCTTCTTGTCGGTCAGCTGTGCCAGTAGATTCGTAAAGTCGCTCGCCGTTGATTTTCTTGTCGATATGCCAGAGTCCTTTCCTTTGGGAGAGCCCGGTGATCGTTTTTCGCGCCATTGTGTATCTCCTTTCTGGCGCTCGCTGCGGGGCAATTGTTGCTCCGGCGCGCCTTTTTTATCAATCGCTTTGGCGGCCACATAGGACGACGCCCATTCATCGAGTTCTTGCCGGTCAAAACCGACGCCGCGCTCGCCTATGGGGAATTCGTTCACGAAGGGCCGGACGATCAGGTTGAAAAGAGCAAGGTTCATGCTCAGGTAAGCTGGCGCCTCTCCCGCTCGAATGAAGCGCGGTGCGAGCGGGAGCTTGTTGGCAGATTTATTTGCCATAGAGGTACTGCTCCGGGCCGCGCTGGGCGGCGGAAGGGGTTATTGAGGGGTCTTACTCAGCACGGCGTCAGCCACCTTCATCGCCGCCTGCGCATTGTTGACGTAGGCGGGGTCGAAGCCGCCGCAAAGGTGGATGGTCGCTTGGCATGCCCGCAGGTTTTCGCGGTTGAGTTTGAGTGCTGCGATCAACTCTTCACGCAGTTCAGCCTCTGCGCGTCCAAGGTCATAGAATCGCTGACCCCAGTGGCCGGGAGGCGGTGGATTTGTGCCTTGAAAGCCAAATCCCATCGCGCCGACTGCGGCGTCCAGAAGATCGCGCTTATAAGCGTTATCGCCGTCGATGCTCAGCCCTCGGCGACGCAGAGTGCTGACGACCTCGTCGTCGTTCAAGCCGTTATCCTTGAGCACGATGTCTTCCTCAGGCTTGCCCGGGGTGTATATGACCAAGGCTAACTTTGCGCCGGGTAGGCAGTGCTCACCGATGCGCACCAGTGCGTCATTTGCGATTTCATGGAAGCGTTGAAGAATTGCGGACATGAGATATCTCCGCCCGCCGATCACCGGCAGGCTCTGTAGGGAAGGGGTTAGGCGGTGCCGAACAATTCGATTTGCGGTACCGGGGTATTGCGAAGCGCTATTGCTGAGGCGATGCGATCAGATGCGGTACCGAAGATCTTTTCGTCACGCTCAATTCCAATGAATCGTCGGCCAGAATGGATACAGGCAACGCCAGTAGTGCCGCTGCCCATCGTGTTGTCGAGTACTGCATCGCCTGCGCTGGTGTAAGTCCTGATAAGGAACTCCATCCATGCGACCGGTTTTTGGGTCGGGTGATAATTGGCCGTCTGCTTGTCGCTCGAGAAGAACTGAACAGATCGCGGGTACCGGTCTGTCGAGTCGTATTCAGTGAGCGTAAGCGCCTTGCCGTAGCATTCAGAGTTTACGGTCTTACGCTTCGCCGTTCGGCGCTGGTGGCCTCCAGTCATCTGGGGATTGTAGGTTGGCTGCCGACGATAGAAGACCTGAGCGCTTTCGTGAGCTCGAAGCGGCTGGCGCTTCGCGTTCAGGAAGCCAGTGGCGTTGCCTTTCTCCCAGATCCATTCGTACCGATAATCTGCCGTGTTGCTGGCGACAACCAGGGAAGCGAACGGCTGCGCTGCACACAGCACGATTGCAGCGCCCGGTTTTGCGATTCTCAAGTACTGCTCCCAGAGCGGCGCGAACGGGATGATCACGTCCCATGCGCACTGGGTCGTGCCATATGGAAGGTCTGCCAACACCATATCGACACTGGCGTCCGGCAACTGCTTCATGACCTCCAAGCAGTCGCCCTTGTAGAGCTGAATTTCCTCTTTCATGGGCATAGCTCCGCCATACCGCACACGCGGCTGACATTGAATTGATTGAGAGGGGGTAGTTACTGCGGGGTGTTCAGTTTGGCGCGGCCTTGAAGCACGTCCAGGATGTCGCTTAGGTAGCCAGTGGCAAAGCTCGGCTGTCCGGCTGCCGCATCACGAAGCTTCTGCACGAAAGCAGTCGCCTGCGTCAGTCGCTCATCCACCTTCGCCGCGACAGGCTGGGCGTGGCGGTAGAGCTTGTACTCTCCAGGGCCGAGCATTCCTGTGTTATGCCAGATGCGGATATGAAGGCCGTCTGAGTAAGGGTTTGGCTGCACAAGGTCGATAACGATGTCAGGCTCGCCCTGCTGATCGTCGGCCTGAGCGAGCAGGGCGCGAAGATGATCCAGAATGGAGATAGAGACGCACTGGTCTTTTACTATTCGCGCCATAAGCTCGCGCGACACATGCACGTCGTTCGGTTTGTTGCTGGTCATATCTTGGCCTCATCTATACGATTCTTGGCAATCTGAAAATACTTCTCGTCCATCTCGATGCCGATGAATTTTCGCCCAGTATTAACGCATGCAACCCCAGTCGTGCCACTGCCCATGAATGCGTCGAGTACCAGGTCGCCGTTCAGGCTGCTTGTCTTGATTATGTGCTCCAGTACCCCTAGTGGTTTTTCGCATGGGTGTTTGCCGCAATAACTTTTAACAGGCGGAAAATGCCATGCGTCGGTGAATATATGTCCAGCACTGAAAGGCCTGAAAAGATTGTCATATTCCAACCCACCAACCTCCTTTCCGCAAGCGCGCATCGCTGTAACCCAATCGTTACGAGAAGGCTCCGTGCGCTTCGCGGTCACAAAGCCAAAGAGAAATAAGACCAGTGCTTCGTCCGAACGCCTTTCGGTTCAAATCCAGCGCGGAAAGGCCAGCTTCAATCATCGCGGTACGCAGAGCGTCGCCAAGTGGATTTTCCTTAGATGCAAATATTATTCTTTCGGTCTGAGGCACGTATGAGCGAATTTTCCCAGCCCTAGCGCCCTTCTCTGCACCTGCTGCATCTGGCTTAACCCAAACAATATGGTTTAGCACCCGAAACCTACCCGCCATTAGACACTCAACACGGGATGCCATCTTAGCGCTAGCAAAAAGATAAATACTTCCGCCTGGTGCCAGGACGCGCTGAAACTCTGCCAACACCCTATCCATCCATGCCAAAAAATTCACGGCCCTTGCCCACTGGTTGTCCCACGCCTCTCCTTTAATCTTGAAATACGGCGGATCGGTTAGAATAAGATCGATGCTGGCGTCCGGAAGATTACCCATAAGCTCCAGGCAGTCGCCTTGCATCAGTTTAATAGTCATACCTTATCGCTCCCGGCTGGCTTGGACAGGGCGTTTTTCAGCTTTCGAATGCGCATAGTCATAGCGCCCGGAAGCTCTTCGCCATCAAAGCCCTCAACCACGTCAGCTGCTCGATGCTCCAGCTCATCGCACCGCGCCTTGAGCTGGTCAATCTCTGCCTGTAGCGGGTCGGTCAGCTCTTTGGCAGCAGCGTAAACGTAAGGCTTGAGGTCTTGCTGACCCTCTTTGATAGTAAACCCGTTACGCAGGAGCACTTCACGAACGAAAGAATCAGGCTCCCCGCCGAGCGCTTGCGGTTGAGGGGCTGCGGCGACGCGCGTGTTCCACATCTCGACGTGCCACATCGGGTCTTCGCGGAAATCGCGGCCGATCGGCCCGAGCACCTCGCATCGGTGCATGAATGCGTACATCTCTTCGCGGTGATGTTTTGTGATGATGGGTAGCTCGCCGCAAAACGGGCAGCACAGCAATTTGTATTCGTTGCTCATTTCGATTCCTTCGCGCTCTGCGCATAACGAGCCTGACGCGCTTTGGAGCAGGCCTTGTGGTTTCCGTGGGAGCGGCACTTGCCGCAGATATCGCACTCGCTCTTTACGGCGAACCACGGGGTAGGGTTGAGCTGTAGCGTTGTGGGGCGGTGGGCTGAGGTCATAGCTGCTCCAAAATCCGCATGCCGATCCAGCGCACGACTGGCACGGCCTTGCTGTTACCGATCGCTTTGTAGCGGGGTCCGTCCGGGCATAAGCCCAAGACCCTGCCGCGCCAGGGAATGCGGGTGTAATCGTCAGGGAAGCCCTGCAATCGCTCACACTCCCGCGGTGTAAGCCTGCGTACTGCCGAGTTGACCAGCGCGTGCGCCTTGTCGCCGCCGCCACCCGAAGCACGCAGCGCGTTGCCGATGTCATCGCCAATCTCGGCGGTCGCACCGCCATCCCTGCCGCGCAACGCGACCGACACCACATTCATGCCGCGATCGGCGCATGGGCTTGAATCATGGCGCGCCGTGAGTGTTCCTGCATGCTCGCCAAATTGAGTGATCGCGACTGCGACCTGGCCGCCGGCGTTTGCGTGACTGCCCTGATGGTTCATCGCTCGCAGGGTAGGGGCCAATTGACCAGCGTCAGCACCGTGGTCCTTGCAACTGAAGGCGAGGACGTTTTCTTGTCCGCTGTTTCGGCCCAGTGGATGCGTGAGGTCGAGCAGCACATCTGGGTCTTGTGTGCCATGAACGACGAGCAGGCCAGACTCGGCGTCCTGGCTCGTCGCGCTTCCTGCAGCCTTGCCATTGGCTTGAAGCGTGCCGGCGATAAGGTGATTGGCCATGCCGTGGTCTACGTCAGAGCCGCCTGTTGTGCTGCGAAGCGTTCCAGCGACGTAGCATTGCTGTTTGGCTCCTGTTTCTGCGGCAAGCGCACCGACTATCTGCCCGTCGCCACCCATGAGCCTCACTTCGTCTCGACTGTTCTGTACAAAAGCAACTTGATCGTTGCTGGGCTGCACAAAGAAAGTCTCGCTTTCCACATCCATGCGGGTGTCTTTGGCAGTGAGCGTTGCAGACCGCTCAACCGATCCTGCCAAGCTGTGTCCGCCGAAAGCCGGGATGCCGCCGAACATGCTCACCGCCGGACCTTCATCCCCTTCGCAGTTCGGGCAACCGTAATGGCCTAACTCTTCGCTGAACACATGTCCGCATCCGCACTGGAGTGCAGGGCCGAAAGGAGCTGTTCCGGTAACGTCTTGCCCCTCGCCTCGGCGCGGCGCAGTATCCCGGCGCACGCCTTCGCGCTCAAAAAGTACCGCGCTGGGATCGAAGTCTGCTCGAGCACTTGCGACAAGGAACACACGACGGCGTCGTTGGGCCAAGCCGAAATATTGGGCGTCCAGGATCCGCCACGCGATTGTTCTTTTGGGTCCATACACACAACCAGCGTCCTGCCACCGCTTCCCTGGAGGCTGCAGTTCGCAGTCTTCCCCAGCAAGCGCGCCAAGAAAGCATCCGAAGGCGTTGCCTTTGTCGGAAAGGACACCGGGGACGTTCTCCCAGACGATGATGCTTTCGGGTTGGTTTCGACTGGTTCGAACATGGTCAACTGCATCTGCAAGCTCCACATATTTGATAGTTAGGGCGCCGCGCGGGTCGAGCATGCCCTGTCTCATGCCGGCGACACTGAACGCCTGGCACGGCGTCCCGCCTACAAGCACGTCCGGCGCTTTGATCTTGCCGGCCAGGGCCAGGGCCCCGAGCTTGGTCATGTCGCCAAGGTTCGGCGTGCGAGGGTAGTGGTGGGCCAGCACGGCGCTGGGGAAGGGTTCAATCTCGGCGAACCACACCGGTTCCATGCCCAGCGGGTGCCATGCTGCGGTCGCGGCCTCAATGCCGCTGCACACGCTTCCGTACTGCAGGGGCGGGTATTGCTGGTGAGCGGACATAGTTCATCCTCGCCGGGGTGGCGTGAGTCGTTTAAAAGAGGGGTTCAGTCGTCGCTGCAGATGCGCAGCGCTTCGCGGTTGTAAGCGAGCTGAAGCTTGTGCGCCACAGCTGGTGATACGGCGATTTCGTGGCGCGGTATTTCAAGCATCGGCAGCGCGCGAACCGCTCCGAGTCTGTGCAGGTGGTGAATCATCAGGGTCAGCGCCTCGCCCTGTTCCTCGATGCCTGCCCACTCCATCAGCTCAGCAAGCGCCTGCTTCGTGCCGGGCCGCACCCTGAGCCGCAATTCCTCTTCCCCGGCCTTCTGCCGCTTGAGCGCCGTCCGTTCGTCCCGCTGTTTCTGGGTCAGTGCCATGTCGTTTCACCGTTGCGCACGAACTCCGTTTCGCCGCCGACATCCAGCAGATGGCAGACACGGTTGATGATCTTCAGCGCGGCGTCGAATACCTTGGCGTCGTCCGGCTCGCGACTCAGACGCTTCATGTTCGGCTGGTGCTCCAGGCATACCTTGTCTACCAGTCGGCGTGCCAGCGACCTGATTTGATCAGCGCTGTCGTACAGGCGCAGGCTTACGGCAAAGGCCAGCGCCACATCATCCGGCTGGTACTGGCCGCCGCTCCGTGTGTTGTAGAGCTTCTTGACCGATTTCATCCAGCTGGGGAGTGTCATCACCCCTGAAGCAGTCTTTTGCATGGAAAATCTCCTTGATCCCGCTGGGCGCGAGGTGGAGCTGTTCGGCCCTGCGCCGGGCGCGGACTTTTGAATTTAATCGCCTCAACCTCAGGCGACCCGGAACAGATCAAGCTTGACGCTTTCGACCTGGCGCTCAAGGTTGGCGATGGTCTTCACACCGCGCTCGCGGTCGGCTGAACTCCAGCCGGGCGATGCTTCGTGAAGGCGCTCGATGCTTTCTCGCAGATGGCGCAGGTGGGCTTGGCGGGTTTGGTTGGCAATCAGGGTGGTGGTCATGGTCATGCTCCGGCGAGGTATGGCATAGGTGCGAACGGGATGTCGTCATCAAAGCTGTCGAAGTCTGGTGGCGCGCCTTGCTGGCTTTGCTGCGGCGCTGGCTGGTGCCGAGGTTGCTGCCGCGCCGCGCTGGCCTGCTGATTTACAGGGCGGGATTGTTGCTGCGGTCGCTGGCCCTGCTGCTGGCCTTCCTGAGGCTTTCCGCCCAAGAGCTGCATCGTGCCCTGCATATCCACCACAATCTCCGTGGTGTAACGCTTGATGCCGTCCTTCTCCCATTCGCGGGTTTGCAGCTTGCCCTCGATGTAGACCTGAGAACCCTTGCGCAGGTATTCCCCGGCGATTTCCGCCACCTTCCCAAACAGCGAAACCCGGTGCCATTCGGTCTTTTCGACTTTCTGGCCGGACTGCTTGTCGGTCCACTGTTCGCTGGTGGCCAGGCTCAGATTGGTGACCGCGTTGCCGTTTGGCAGGTAACGAACATCAGGGTCTTGGCCGCACGTGCCGACCAGAATTACTTTGTTAACGCCTCTCATGCTGCCTTACTCCTCAATGCCTTTTCATACCCGTCGACCAGTAGCTTGAATTCCCAAAGGTCTTCTTCCAGCTTTTCGATGTAGTCGTTGTCGCGCTCAAACTCTCGCCACCAGAGTTGGCGGCCGACCGGCTTGAGAAGCGGGCAATACATCCCTATGTGCCACCACTTGCGGTCAGTGATCCACATGCAGCCTTGCACCTGGTCGATCACTTCGCTGGCGTCGTTGTTTATGTGGAAAGAGCGGAGTTTGTCGGGAGCTAAGAAGCACTTGTACTCACTACCGCCATCCTGACCGATGAATCCGTCCGCACTGGCGCCGAAAAAGCCATCATCAGTTTTGACCAGACCCACTTGTGTGACGATTAACCCGGTCTGAAGCTCATGCTCCATTCGAGCGTCAGGCTCTAGTTCGTGGCCTCTGCGCATCTGCCATGTTTCGAAGCCACCATCCAGCGGCGCACCCCCAATCCGCTCAACTGCAAGTTCGAAGGCGTAGGTGAGGGCTGCGTTGGACGGCTCGCCAACCTTCTCGCCGTCCAAGGCTTTCTGGACAACTTCGGCTTTCGGCCCCGCCTTGTAACCTGCCAGATCACGGGCGCGCGCCTCACTGTGCCCGGTCAAGATCGCATCTACGTAGGTGCGTTGCTGGGCTGTAAGCCCATTGACCTTTGAGCGTGCTGTGCTGAACATGCTGGCCGTGATGCAGCCGGCGCGCTCCTTTAGCCAGATATCGCTGCCTTGGGCGCAATTGATGATGATCATGGTTTTGCCTCCAAAGCCTCTTTGCGTTTAGTGACTTCGATCTTCACTGCGTCGTAACCGGTTTTGTCACCGTTCGCCTGCAGAACTTTCAGCGCGGCCTGCCACACATCTTTAAGCTCGTCTGGGGAGTTGGTCTGATTTACCCGCTCAATGATGTCAGCGACAGCCTGAGCCCGCATGTCGTCGGTGTCAGAACCATCCGATGACTGAGCATCGTCGTCGCGCGTCTCGCCGGTGGTGATATTCAAAAGTGCACTCATCACGTACCGCTTGCCGTAAGTAGTCGAGGAACCAACAGCCTGCACGTCATTCCTGCCCTTACCGATATCGGCTGGAAGGGTCATCGTTGTTTGCTCGCGATGCCCATCGCGGTGCATCAAGATTCCAGTCACGGCGATCGTTTTTTCGAGATTTTCGACCTTGAAAGTGATGGCGAAACCGTGTCGCTGCATGATCGGCTTCACGATCCTGGAAATGTCGTCCAGTGTTGCGTAAGCGTTTCCGGTGTGAAGGTTGACTGCCGCCTCGAAAACCGTAGGAATCTCGCACTGCATCTGAGCCATGGCAGCGTTAAAAGCTTGTTCGGCGGTCTTGGCTTGCATGCGCTCATGCATGGCTAACAACCGCTCCATCTTCTCGATGTCGCAAGTCGGATCGGCGGCCGCTCGGCTGATAACAGCCATGATGCTGTGGTCAGCTTGCGGCGATGCTTGCCTGACAGCTGTGCGCCGCTCTTCAGGCATGATGATTTCGGTCGTCATGGGCACCTCAGAAGTTGATGGTTACATTCGGGATTTCGCGGCGGGCGATCTTTAAAACAATCGCCCTTGCCATTTCCTCGTTGAGGTTCAGAGTCATGAGCGCCTCTTTTGCGGCGCCCATAATTGCGGTTTTGTGCGCCTGATCGCGCTCGCGGGCTTTCTGCTGGCGCATGAACCGCCCCGGGTTTCTCGGAGACCCTTTTGTTTGAGTCATGCCACGTGGGCAGACTCGGTGAGTTGCTGATAATAGATGGCTTCTGCCTCGACCGGTGGAATATGACCGATTGGCTCCAGCAGGCGGCGGTGATTGAACCAGTCCACCCATTTCAGCGTTTCCAGCTCCACCGCCCCCCGTGTGGGCCAAGAGCGTCGATGAATCACTTCAGCCTTGTAAAGACCATTGATGGTCTCAGCCAAGGCATTGTCGTAAGAGTCACCGACACTCCCGACCGATGGCTCAATACCGGCTTCGACAAGACGCTCGGTATAGCG